TCCACCCAATAGTTACTGCCACCCTCAAGGATGGTAACCCACAGGTTTTCCAGTGTGTTCTTCCACCACTCATCAGATGGATCAAACTTGATTGTAATATCTCTGCTCATCTTTCTATCCTTTGGTTGATTGATAGTTATGTATAGTTAGTAGCATTGATTGCATGTGTCAACAACAAAAAGGGGGGCTTGCGCCCCCACTCCCTTAGTCCTTCCAAGCAATGCTATCTACATTCTCTTTGATGGTTGAGATGAACTTCAACATCAAAACATCTTGTTCACGCTCCGCTAGACGGTACCAATCCCTTTCAAAGTCGGGGCTTGCTTGTACGTCACCCATTTCCATGGTGCGGTTTGTTTCCTTGATCCCATTCAGAATCTTGATTAATTCGTCAATCAGCAGATTGTCCATTTGTTCTTCCTTCTTTCTTTGGTGCCGCCATCATTAACGGCAATACCAATATATGTGCAATGATTGCCTATGTCAACACCTATTTCCAATACAAAAACATGTGCAGTTTTATGCCCGCTATTTACGTCTAATTAGCGGGCATAACTTGTGCCGCATAATTAGCGGTAATTACGCGGCATGACATGTGCTACAAAATGTGGGGAAAGAATGTAGCACGGCAGGAGGGTATAATGACAAAGGCACTGATCATTCCACGCAACGACGGCATAGCCATCAGCATGGACGAATTGAGCAAGGTTGTGGTTGTGGAGATGAATGCCGAACAAATGCTCAACATGGCGCATCGCTGTCAGGAGGCGGGACTTGAAATGTTGCGCAATGAGAAACGCGAACAATTGCTCGTATCTAATCCTTCAGGCGAGTCACTGTAAGCTTGTACCCCAAATAATTCAGAGCAGCTTCGATGTCGTTGATTCTTGGTGTGTGGGTAGTACGCCACTTCCTCAACGTATCCCGATGAAGCCCGACTCGCTCAGACAAATCCATCTGGCAGCAGCGTTGTTTGTGCATTTCTTTGAACAGAAATTGTACTATTGGATTGCCATTTACGATGGCAGGACGGTAGCGAAACTTTCTCATTAATCCCTCAAAAAGAAACCCCGACGACAGAACGAGTCCACCGCCGGGGCATCAACCAAAGAAAGGAGTCACATGACCACTTACAAAAACGAATATACGCAATGATTTCGATTTACGCAACACCTAATTACACATTATCTCGCGCTGTTGTTGCTTCATATTCACCCCGACTCATGGGGCCATCTATTGCACCGAGCCAAACCCGACCACCTGTAGGGGTAAGCTGATACTTCGTAATCCTGCCATCGTCTTGTATTTCACGAACATATTGCTCAAGCCTAGACTTGCTAACGCCTTGCAGTATCTCTGGCGTGTCAGCATCTTCAGAGCGTTTATGCACAGCGTTGTTACCGCTCATATGCGTAAGAGCCTCGCCCCGATTCTCGCAATCAGTGATCCACTGGAACATGGCATCTAGCTTTGCCTCCAGAGCAGTGCCTGTGTTCATGGCGACGATCTCTTCACTGCGGTCAGTCAACAATCCCGTATTCATATCCCGAATGAAATGCCGAACATTTCTTAGCGCTGGGCCATTTGATTTGACGACAGCGCCGTCGTAGCAAGTGTTGCGCTGAAAGGGTATGCCCAAGCGTTCACACATTTTCTTGGCGCGAGTTACATCGACCTGCCACACTGCAAAAGCAGAACGCACCCCGTCAACAAGAGCAGATGTACCCCGAATAAGGTTACGAGCTTGCTCCGGTGTTTTGATCACTGCGTCCTCTTTGATCTTTGTCATGTGGTGACAGAGCAGCACCGATGCGCCAGTCTCAGTTGCGATCTTGGCAAGTAGGCCCGTAAGAGCAGCACCTGCTGCCGGATCGGCGTTTACGTCAGCATGTACAAAGGAAGCAAGCGGATCAAACACGATGAGCTTCAGATTCGGTATCTGTAAGATTTGTTCGTATATCTTTTCAAACTCTTCGGACGTAGAAAATTCACCGCGATTCTCCGATAATATTGGAAACACACCCCCTACATTTGGTAGTGGAACTACCTTCAGATCATAGATGTAGCCATTTCTAGCCCCGAATGGATCCATGCGATCAATACGGCGGTGCATCTCAGCCTCGTCATCTTCGGCTGTAAAGATAACAACATTGCCATATTCTTTAACCAGACCCCCGAAAGCTGTGGTCATTGGCTGGCCCGATGCGATCTTCATGCCCATGTCGAGTGTCATCATGCCTTTGCCCGAATCTCCAGCAGCAGCAAAGATAATTGGCACACCGAGTGGAAAGGTGCCGTCGATCAGGAACTTTTGTTCGGGTGCTTCGCCTTGAAACCGAGCTACTGAGAAAGAGTCGTCCAGCAGGTTAATGTTTTTCTTTGTGAACTTGGCCTTGGTGCTAAGAAAGGATTCAATGTTGAACCCTTCGGTAATAGCGTCCGATGCGTCCCATCCTTCAGGCTTGCCCATAGGCGGTGTCAGCATTGTTACCGACTTTGCACCAGCGGCCAGAGCCAAGTCCTGAATGAGATCAGCCAGTTTCTTGCCAGCAGTATCATTGTCAGGCCAGAGAATGACCTCCTTGTTCTGTAGAGGAGAGAAGTCAAACTGTGGTGCTGTTTTCTTCGTTAATGCCCCTGCGCCCCCGATGGTACAAGTTGCTGTGTAGCCCGATGCATTTAAAGAATCAGCACACTTCTCGCCCTCAACCCATATGACACGCTCAGATGCCAATACATTTGGGATATTGTACATAGGCCGGATGTCAGGAAACTTGGAGTATGGTACGCCCTCTATGAATGGCCTGAACTCTTTTTTGGGCTTGCCGTTGTTGTTTGATAGCGGGTTGCCACCAATGTCCTTGACGTTGTACCGACGCACAGCAACCAGTATCTCACCGTCAGCGTTGGTGTAGACGTACTCAGCGTCATATGGAGTGTTGATGTTGTACTGGGGTTTTATGGGATTTTCGATTGGCCCATTATCCCGAACAATTTGCGGCCCGGAATTTTCCAGATAGTCAGCGAACATTTCCTTGATCTCAGGAAGGCGCATGTTGCGCGACTCCATGAGTATCTTGACGATGCCCCCGATACCTACATTGCCGTTAAAATCTTGCCCCCGCATGAAGTGAGGAGATGCTGGATCAATGTCGATCTTCATCGACTTACCGGCATCGCCAAGCAGAGAGCCTATGTAGAATGTATGTCCATGTATTCTGCCAGCAGGAAGTGCATCTTGCAGGATGCGAATCTGCTCCGACTTAGGAACTTTCCTAGAAATTTCTTCGACTAAATCATGTGCAGAAACACTAGATGTTGTGTTGCCAAACCTTATCAAGCTCATTATATTGATCCTTATCCGCGCATAGGATGATGATGGAGGGAGCGGTTCACGCCGCTCCTTCTTTCTCCCAGCAAGTGTTGCGAAACTCACACCACTTACAAATGTGAAAGTCGTCATTCTGCGCGATACGCGGCAGAATGTCATTCCCTCTAGTTGCCTCTATAATCTGTACTGCTTTGTCACTGGTCTTCTGTGCCAATTCTGCATCGAATGGCACCATTTCTATGTATATCTCACTGGTATTCTTGTTCAGCACTGTGAACACACACGGGTTTTCCGACAGATTCATATATGCTTGGTACAGCGCTACTTGTGCTGCGTATACTGGGTTGGCTTCCGCCATACCCTTACGAACAAATTCATTAAATTTTTTATCTGATGCAGACTTACACTCCCACAACATAGGGTATGAGAGGTGTAATGGACCCCCACATATTACACCGTCGATATGACCACGCACTTCGCCTTCTGCTGTGTCGAATCCAAATTGTTTGCCATATTTCTCTGTTCTCAGGTCAAACCCTGCATCACGGAAGTACATGATCATTAAATCTTCTATGGTGTGACCAAGAGCAAATGTTCGTAAAACCTTTGCCGGAAATCCTTTATCGCTGTCCTTTGCTTGCCCCATGTATCTGTATTGAAGTTTACGAGCGCACGGGTCACCAAGAGAAGAAGCACCCAGATATTTGCGTTCTGGTTGCTTTCTTTCTTTTTCTATAACAGCCCGATCTAACTCAGCTATTATTGCCGCCACTTCCTCAGAAGGGAATTTCGACTGGCTCTTGTTTGATGGAATTTTGGCAGAGCCTGTCAAATAACTCTGCAAGGTAAGGTTCGGTGTAGACATCTTCCAGCCCTTCTATCTTTTGCGCGATCATCACCAAACCGACGACCTCATCTTCTGTTAAATCAATGAGTCGTTTGTTCCATCCCACCAGTTCAAACAACTCAGCCACACGCCTTAATGGATTGTTTCGTTGCCCTTCGTCCATGTTATGTTCCCTTCTTCTGGCACAAACATTGCTGTGTAGTAGTAATCAAGTTCTGCGATATCCACTACCGCAGTCACACACTTGAAGCCTGTTAACTCTTCGTCAGCAAAATCGACTAACGTTTCCAGAACAATTTCCTGAACCTCCTCATGATCTTCAGGATCACGGAAGTTTATGAAGCATGATGTTTGTATTGCTGGCTTCTCTTCACGGTGAAAGAGAAACGTCACCTCACCTCGTGTCATGCTGATTCTTCCCACTCTTCCATTACATCATAGACAATGTTGTCTACGAATTGCTTGTTCCATGTGTAGTTCAGCATACAAGCAGCCCGATACTTCGTCCATGAGAAGTCTATTGGGCTAATGTTTACGCCCTGTCTGGACAATGCGCTGCGTTGTTTGTCACTGACAGGATCATTCAGCCAACGCTTTGTCTTCTTAGCAGAGTCACCTGTTTCGTTCTGGCGCATATAATCGTCAGCAGCAGCCATGGCTTGCTTCTTTGTTCCGACAGATATCATACGCACTCTGCCTTCTGTTTTTTTAACAATGGCTATAGATGTCTCTTCGACCTCTGCGACGAGAGCAAAACAATTAAACCCAGTAGCTGCGAGGCATGCTTCATTCCCGAACAAATCTACCCATCTGAACGGAGATCTGGACATCAGGTCTATCTCTGTCATTTGGAAATGTTCAAGTGGGTCTTTCTCTCCCGACCCTACTTCTTCAGATTCAAACGGCTCTCCACATACCTGACATTCTTTAGCTGCTGCCGGGTTCAATGCGCCACACGCAGAACATTGTTTTTCTGGCCCCTGCCCTTCTGTCTCACCGCCATCCAAATTGGCTTTTTCGTCAATCTCTCCATGCGTTAAAATCGACGTGCCAAAGTCCATGACAATGCAGTCAGTTTTAATAACGCCGGGAAACTCTTCTTGGTCAACCGTGCGCAAACCACGCCCGATCATTTGCACCATAGTTGCCTTGAACGAGCATGGCCGTGTCAGCACAACACAAGATACAGGAGGTGCGTCAAATCCTTCAGTCAGGACCGCAACGTTAACCACGACCTGTGTGTTGCCATTAGACAACTCATCCAAGATGTGTTTGCGATCATCCTTTGGTGTATCGCCGGTAACCATATCGGCAGACACACCATAATTCACAAATGTTTTACACAGATCAGTTGCATGTTGAATGGTGGAGCAGAAGACAATTGTTTTCCGATCACCGGCTTTGTGCAGCCACTCCTCAACGATCCTCTCGTTGATAGCGCGTTTGTTCATGATGGCCTCGACTTCGCTCATGTCGAAATCGGTAACAGTTTTGCGGACGTTGTTTAGTTCATCACGAACACCTACGTCTACAACAAAGAATTTAGGTGGGACCAGAAATCCTTCACGAATCAACGTGCCTATTTCTATCTGGTGACTACAGTTATTGAATACGTCCCGCAGACCTTTCTTGTCACCCCGATTGGGAGTGGCAGTAAATCCAACAATCTGTACCCCCTCATTGGCTTTCTTAGCGGCCTTAATGATACGTTGATATGTGTCAGCAATAGTGTGATGCGCCTCATCGACAACGATAAGATCAACCTTGGGCATGCGCTCAAGATTGTTCTCGCGTGAAAGGGTTTGAACCATTGCGAATACTGCATCACCGCCCCAATCTTTTTGTGAAGCGTTGACATAGCTAGCAGATAGTTCAGGGTTCACACGTTGAAATTTTGTGGAGTTTTGTGAAACCAACTCATCCCGATGCTGTAAGATCAGCACATCTTTCGACACATCACGACGCTTACCCACCAGAGCGGAAAGCATGATTGTCTTTCCGGC